GCGTGTGGCCAGAGTGGGTCTTTGAAGAAGACGTCTATTTTGAGATGGGTCCGAACGACATATGGTTCGGTTACGGTTATAACAACCCAGGCTTGCGCGTGCAAGTCGTAGTGGTTGACTAGGGGATTTATGGCATCTGACGGCGGCGTATCAGCGGCATTGGCGAAATCGAAGACAGCATTGCACGATGCGGACAACTTCGGCCAGCGCGAAACTGGCAACAAGAAGGCAGGCGACGACGCCCCTAAGGCGCACCTGCAACCAAACGCACCGTCGTATTCTATGGCGGCTGCAGAGCGCAAAGCCGCTCCAACTGGCCAGGGCCACGAACCAATCGGCGGCACCACGGCAGGCGAGATCAACGAGCGTCTTCGTATGAACGACGAAGCGAAGAAAGCGCTGGCGCAATAATGATGATGATGCCCGACGCAACCGCCCAGACTCTCGCGGGCGCGAACAAAGCTATTTCAGAAGGGACTCGCATGACGCAAAACGTAACGGGCAATCCAACCGTCGCGTTCGCGCCCAAGGCGATGGCCCCTCTGGCTGTACCCCAAGCACACCCGAAGAATGCTGGCTATGGGATGGCGCATCAGCAGCGCATGATGATGTAGTCGGCCCGACAATCTAATAGGGCCAAGGATGGCCCCGATGGCCCAATCACCAGCAGAGCGTCAACGTAACAAGAGAGCGAGAGATAAGGCAGAGCGCGAGAGAGCGGGTTCGACCGCCGAGAAAGTTGAGAAGAAAATCGCCAACCACGACATCGATTTGGCGTGGGCATTGGATCAAGATGCGAAAGGATATTACAAAGGTGAATGCCGCTCGTGCGTAGAGCTTCTGGGAATCTACGAAGGCGCAGACGTCAGCGTGAAAGAGTCGGACGACGATGACGCCGCCGAAATACTTGAAAAGGCGAAGAAAGCCAAGAAGAAAGACGACGAGCAAGTTCGCCCGAACCCGAGCGAAAACAAACTGTCGATTCGCGCCACTACTTACGATGACAACGGCATAGAGTTTAGGATCGACCCCGACCAGTGGGAGTATCAGCCTCTCATGGGCGGCGAGAAGATCAATCTCAGAATGCTGTACGAGGTTGATGGGGTAGTTCCCTTCCGTCGCTGGCTGGACCTTCGCGACAAGGCTCGTAAAGATTTGTTCTGGTTGTGCAATCTAGTCGGCATGCCGATGTTCTACAAATCGCACAAACCGATCTGCGACATGTTTGTCCAGAAGAACTTCGACGGGATGTTCTTCCCGGGCTATAAAAGACTCGACGTGAACGAGATGATTCGTCGCCAGAAGCGGGTAGCTTCGGACGGCATAACGCCGACGCGCACGGCGATGACATTCGCCCCACGTTCGGCTGGTAAGTCAACGCTCGATGGAATCGATGCCGTTCAGTGGATGATAAATTGTCCAGAAGTGCGCGTCTTGGTTGCAACCGCGTTCAAAGACTTGGTTGTGGAACTCTTTAGAGAAATCAAGTCGTACTTCTATTTGCCAAAAGACGGCGAACCATCGCCATTTCAGATTCTATATCCCGAGTACGTGCTATATGGCGGCAAGGGTTCGACAGCGTCCCCTGTAATATGTCCAGCGGCCAAGCTGAAAGCGAAGGAAAAACATTTGTGGGTGACCTCTATGGAGTCGTCATTCACCGGTAAACGTTGCGATGTTCGTAAATTGGACGACGTCGTAGACCCGAAGAATTCGGCAGAAGAAGAGCTTCGCGAGAAACTAGTCCGCAAAATCAACTCATCGAACTTCCTTTTAGAAGCCTGGAGTTTCACGGACATCGTCGGCACACGCTATTTCACCAGAGATTGGTATGGTGTTCGTATGGGCGTCGGTGATTCCAAATCCGAGCCAGCCCCGTTTGCACACTTGTGCATTCCGGCCTGGACGCCGAAGAAAGGGTTCGAGGCAAAGTACGAAGCCTTCCTTAGAGAAGAAGGCGGCATACACAAAATCACCGAAGACATGGTGGACTTGTGGTATCCGCAGAAGTTAAGTTTTGCCTTCCTGAAAGACCAATTGAGAGAAGTTAAAGAGATCGCGTTCAGGAATCAGTACCTGAATATCGCGACCGACCCGAAAGAGATAGACGAATACATCAACCAGTTTGATCAGAGCGTACTTTCGGCGCATCAATATCCTCGCGAGAAAGCACCCAAAGAATTGGAGATTGTTCAATCGTGGGATATCTCGTACACCGAAAAAGGCAGGTCGAACGATTGGACCGTATGTGCCACACTCGGTTTCTACAGAAATAAGAACAATCAAGCATGCGTAGTTGTGCTGGACGTCTTTTGTGAAAAGCTAAAGGCATCTGACATGGCAACAGTTATGCTCAAACTCTACGAGAAGCACAGGCCATTGAAAGTTTACGTCGAAGACGGCAATGGGATGTCTTTCTTTAGAGGGACGTTGGAAAACGAAGTCAAGCGACTAGGTTGTGATATATTAGGCAACCCCCACACGCTGATTCTTCGCAAGCCATCAAACGTAAAGAACGCCAAACGCGAGCGCATCAAGACTTTGGAAATGCTCCTGGGAACCGATCGTTTGTGGTTCGTGAATGGACCTTGGCTCGGAGAGACGTACAAACAACTCACCGAGTACAAAGGTGGAAAGAGCAACACGAGCAGAAAAGACGATATCCCCGACGCGATATCTTTGGCTGTCGTAGGACATTTACCGGCGTCGCAATTGCAAGTAGTCCCCGACCCGGAACAATTGAAACGCGACAACGAGAAGCATTTTGAAGACAACCGCCGCCGAACGATGGTGAATCGCATGTTTGCCAACACGCCGTCGCCGACCAAGCCGCAACTCGCGCCCCCGGAACCCCAGGGGCCGCCGAGAGACCCAAGGTGGGATGCATTGACTCAGCACATAGCGAAAATCCTGCCGCCAGGAATGAGGAAAAGGTATTAAGACTAAATGTCTATAGACGCGCAGGAACAAAGGATCGAGCAGAAGTTGCACGACCTGTACGTCGACGCTGCGCCTGAAATTACGAAAGACGACATCACAATCAGTGATGAGACTGGTGTAATCCAGTTCAATGATACCGCATCCGTGAAACTGGTCCTCGACGATGCCGCCGAGGCCGACAACTACATTAACCTTCAACAGTGGGCAAATGGCTGGACGATGGCCGACATGCTGTATCAATCGCCCGCTAGCCAATCGTGTTTCGACGGCGGCAACCAGGGTCAGGCATCGGTACCGAAGTACATGGTATCGAACCTTATCTCGGCAATCGTCCCGAAGGTCATGGGTGGTCTCTTTTATGAAGACCCGCCATTCGCTCTTCGCCCTCGCCCGTCCGTAACGCAAGAGATGGTTCAGGCGAAGACCGCGATCTTCGCGGCGCAGCTTACAGCAATGCGCTTTCAGGAAGAAGTTGAACGCGCACTAGAACAAGCCGCGTTGCTCGGCACGGGTATCATGAAGTTCGGGTACACCGAACACACTAAAAAGATTCGCCGCTTTAAGCGCGTTGGCGCACGTCAGGCAGTCAGCATGCCAGATGGAACGGTTAAGCTGCTTGATACTCCCGATTCGGACGACTACACGACCGAGATCTACTATAAGAAGATTTCTCACCCGTGGATTCGTTGGACGGACATTCGTACCGTTCTCGTGAACCCAGGCTGCCGTGTCGGAGATATCCGCCGCGCAGGTTGGGTAGTATACCGCGATTTCGTGGACTTCTCGGACTTGAACAACCTTCGCAAGGTCGAAGGATACGCCATTCCGAGCGAAGAGATTTTGAAGGAAATCTTCTTCGGAAACAATCCAACTTCGGGACCAGACAACATCACCATGACGTTGCCGGAAGGCATGTTGGGGTATCTCCAACACGCGCTCCCGCGCAGTTACAAGACGTCAGCCGATCCGTCAAAGGCTCCACTCGAAATCCTAGAACACTGGGACGAAGAGAAAGTCATCGTCGTGCTTTCGTTCAACGGCAGGAACATTCTCATCCGTAAAGAGGACAACCCGTACGGTAAGATTCCGTTCTATTCGTTCAACTGGCGCAACATCCCAGATTGCTTCTACGGTCAGGGCCTAGGACTATTAATCGGTAGCGAGCAGATCGTTGAGCAAGGTGTAACCAACCTCGCGCTCGATCTTCTAAACTACGGTTTGCAGCCGACAGCAGTTCGAAAGAAAGGCTACAATGCGCTTACTCAAGACGTCAGATGGCGTCAGGGTGGAATCATCGACGTTGAAGAAGACGTTGACAAGGCATTCAAGTTTCTCCAGATGCCGCAGGTTCCAGGCGAAGCGTGGCAGTTCATTGCCCAAGCCCAAGCTGCAGGCGCAGCGACATCGGGCGCTAACGAACAAGTTATGCAAGGCGCGGGTTCCGCTGGTATCAAGAGCACAGGAATGCGCTCGGGTACAGGCGCTGCGGCGGTCATCCAAGCGAACGCCAGCCGTCTCGACGGCCCGACTAGCAGATTCGTTCGTCAATTGTTTGAGCCGTGGCTGTATCAGATGGACGAACTAGACAATCTTCTTTTGCCAGCCGCTGTCATTCGCGACATGCTCGGTGAAGAACTCGGGAAGCCGTACTTGGTCGACCACATGGATTACCGTGAGGCCAATATCGAGTACGAGGTTCTCGCAGGTTCCAAGTTGGGTGCTAAGAAGGAAATGGCCCAGGCCCTTCCGATTATCATCCAACTATTGAACAACCCGACGTTCGTGCAAAACGCAAACGACGCAGGTTACGAG